GCTTGAGCTTGCTGCTCGACTTTTACGTCCGTTTCCATAATAACTCCTATATGGTGTAAACCTTGTACCCCATTCCGTTCTTGCGAATTTCTTTAGTAAGGTTCTTAATTAATTGTGATTGCATTTGCTTCATAATTAACTCTTGCAAATCTGGGGTGGTAGGGTTTGTTTTAGTTGATACATTTCTTTGTTTTATTTTTTTCTTTTTTTCTGGGCCTTGAAATCTCATTCTGTCAGCCATAGTTGAATCAGAGATACCATATTCAAAACCATCCTTACTTACTTTTAAATGAGTAAAAGATTTTCTTAAATCTCCAGTTAACGTCAAATTTGGCTTACCGCTTTTACTTATCTGATTTAACGCAGCTTTGCCAGCCATTTTACGTTTACGATATGCAGGTGTATAAGCAGCAAAAGATTTTCCCGCTGCGTTTTGACCTTTATCAAAAATATTAGCTCTATGTCTTTTTAAAACAATCCTACCTACTGCTTGAAAAAAAGACTTACTTATAGTAAATGCTTTTTGAAAATTAATCATCTGTAATACTGCTCTAAAGTTTGTGGCACTTTAAATACTCTTCCTTTTTTTGTTGCTTTAGCAGCCATCCCTTGATAAGCTACTTTAGCTTTCTGCTGTATATCCTTATTTTGAGTAGTCGGTGACAATGCAACCCATTGATGCCTACAATTAAATCCGCCACCGTCACGAAGTGCGCCTGGATATTTGGCTTCTACTTGTTCCTGTGTCATCCCACCTTCTTTCAACATCCGAATACATACTGGTCTGGTCTTAGAGTCCATTGGGCCATTGTATATTAATTTTTGCGTGGGATTTTGTTCTAACTGTAATAAAGTGAGTGATCGTGAGTAGGTTGCCATTGAAGTGGTGATAAGCGTATCGACTTGATAGGGTTTTATAGATAAATCTCTTAACAGCATAGCGCTAATGTCTTTTCGAGGCATTTTCTGAAGTACCCCTTGCACTAATGATAATCGTACCCTCTCACTAATGTCGGCAGTGTATCTCAAAATAGAGGCTTGCTGCATATTGCGTAATGCGACCAGTTGCGTTTCAGATACTCTACCAAAGAATACCGCATCATCTAATAGCGTGTCAAAACTGACCATTAAACGATTAACTGCTTGCTGCATCTGTAAATCAGCTAGCCAGTAGTCTACCATAGAGATACCAGCCAAAATAGCTAGTATCTCCTCAGTAGATAACCCCTGCTCTCGTAATTCTTCTACGTCTTGGGTAAATTGATCTTGCGCTTCGGTAAGTCTAGCCTCGAAGTCTGCAACTGCACTGTCAATAGATTGAGATAATGGCATTAGCCTTGCAATCTATTTAAAAGCCTATTCTGTTCTGGTTGTGCTTCAGAATCATCTACTTCACTTAATAAGGCTTCTGCATCTTCTGGAAGCATATCAGGATTCTTTAGCATTAGGTATGATTTTCTTGTCGCTAGCTTGTTCTGGAATAACCAGGTGAACATTTCTCGTTCTTCAGATGGTGATAATATCTGTGGCTCTTCAAAATCTACCAGATACTCATCACTAAGTTTCTGGCCTGTCTGTACCTCGATAATACGCTTGTCAATTTCAAAGCGCCTATGTTCCCAGGCTCTCCAGGTATCTTCGATGTTGGCTTGGACTTCGGAGTAGTTATCAATCTCTTGAACTCTCAAGGCTTCTGCTGATTCTGCATTACCGTGAGAGTCTATAAATTTTACACGAAGCTGATTGTTATTGAGAGTAGTCTCAACAAGATACTTAGCACCTAATATTAAGTCACTTATACTCGCAGATGGTCCAGTAACGCCAAAATTTGCACCTTCTGGGAGATATAAAATTTTATCGACTCCCATACTTATGCGAGATCTATCATCTACGCCTGTTACAAACTTTACACCAATCGCACCCAGTCTGATACATAAGGATATTTCCATCGCTGCTACGGATAAGGCTAGGTCTGCTCTCACTACATCTTCAGCTCCCCCTACAAAGAAATCTCTGATCGGTGAATACTTGTGACAGAACGATACTGGTAAAATACCATAAGGATTTACATCCCCTTCGTTAAATGAGAACTTGTCGCCATTCGCATCAATACCAAAGTGTTTACCAGGCATACCTTCACGATCGGCAGTCCATACAATAAATTCTTGTTTAGCAAGCCTAGACATCCCTTCATTCTCAATAGCATAGATACAGCCAAAAGGCTCTTTCTCGCCAGGTAAGAACAACGGTTCTAAAAAGGGGAGCAGTTCATACTCTACCTTGTTGCTTCTTGGATTCCAAAGACTGCGAAAACCCATAGTTCCAAGTAGAAATGTAGTCTGCTCTAATTGTCTACGCTTAGAATTAAGGTCTTGTAGGTCTGCGAAATCTTGGTAGCGCTCATCGACCTTCATACGAGGGGGTCGTTTGTATGCTTGCCCTCTGGCCTTACATACACGCCTTGTTAGGTTCTGGGTGAACATAGGTACTTGCTGTAAGCTTTCGCCTGCAAAGTATTCGCCTACATAGTTCTCTATGTTTACGCCTTCGTAAAAATCAAGTAAATACTCACGCTCTCTTGTGCGTTGAGTCTCAATATTGCCTAGATAGTCTGATAGGCTATCAATTATTAGTTGTTCAGATAGATCTTGTATTATCACCAGTCAATTACTCCTGCTGTTCTCGACTTTATAGGAAAAAGGTTACAGAAAAAATATCTCGAAGCATCGTTTGCGTGGTCATTTAGACCATCCTTGAGTGGTTCTTCTTTAAGTCTTTGGTCTTTCTTCTTCTCTGGATAGCGATAGTTCTCATAGCTAGATATAAACTTTTCGCATCTTTTATCGGCATAAAAATGAGGATTTCCAGCAGCATCCTCAAACCAGGTTCTCATGTGTGAGATACCGTTAGCGATATTGCGAGAAACTCTATCTTGCCTAAAGTCAACTCGAATACCTTTCTTTTTAAATATTTCTATATCACCAATACCACTTTGTGCTTGAACGCCACCGCCTGCTGGATCGCCAAAGTGACGAATGATCGGATAACCTTTCGCTTTCACTTTGTCTGCAAAGTCCTCAGTCTTGATATTCTCTTCCCATATCTCATCGATCAGATATACTTTATCTTTATCTTTGCGTTGCTCCACTTGAAAGAATCCTGCTGCGCTGCACCTATATCCAAAATCAATCCCAGAATATGTGGGTAAGTCTGGGTTATACTTGAGTTTTTGAATGTGTATGGTGCGATCAAACGGAAAGACCCTTCCGCTGAATGAGGTGAATTGCGCTCCGAACTCTTGTTGCCAGGTTTCATAGGTTAATGTTTTCTTTAATTCTTCAATGTCATCTTTAAAAAATGGAGACTCCCAGCTTGGATGCTGCCAAGACTCCCAGCCAGGAAATTCTTGTGATTTTCCTCGTTGCCATAATTCGTATATCCAATTATATCCCTCAGGTGTGGTGGTGAATAATGCCCAACCAGCTCTATCGGCTAATGTCGGTCTTAAATATTGCTCCCATACAATCTTGCGTATCTTTGCTGCTTCTTCAATAACCAAGTGATCAATTCCTTCACCGACCAATGATTCTGGTCTATCGGCAGATTTGACCCATACTTCGCTATTGAGTCCAGCTAGCTTTATGTAGTGTAACGCTCCACTAACTTCTTTCTTCGTTGCTATTGGAAGTCTCAGTTTTCCAATAATGTCCATCTTTACTTCACGCATTATCTTGTCTGCTAAATCAAGCGTTGGGCCAACTATCCAGGTTCTCGTGTTAGGAGATAGGATGTAGGGCAAGATTTCTTTAGCAGCACTATAGCTTTTACCTGATCGTCTGCCTTGCACATTGACTCTGAACCTTGCGGTCGAGTCGTGGACAGATTGCTGATTAGGCGAGGGCTGGTACTTGAGGATCTTCCAGAGCTTCTGTTTGTTTAAAACTTTTCTTTTCAATCGGTGAATCTTCGTAGCCACACTCTTTGAGTAATCCCTCAAGGTTGCCTACTAATTCCAGTTCGTTACGGTCGGATTGACCTAAATATTGTTTACCTAAGAAAATAAGCAAGCTAGTATTCCCTAGTTCGGCTTGCTTCCATTGTAACTGGCGAAGCTTGATGCGCATGTTCTCTCTGCCACGCTCAATCTCTTCTCTAAATTTTGTACGGATAGTGGTTTCACTACAATTATGTAGTCTCGCTATCTCCACCGTTGAACAACCAAAGCTCGAAAGCATCTCCACCTTATCTCCACTTACGTCTACTGGTTTTCTACCCTTCTTTTTATTGGCCATAGTAATTCCTGTAATAGTTTCAGTAATTAGGCTTTAGACGACATCAAATAAGACCCAGCACTTGCGAATGGCTCTGCGCCAGTAGGTCTTTGCGGATGACTCAGATATTTCCAGGTTGTCTGCGATCAGTGGAAAGCTATGTGATTTTAGGCGCATCTTAAACACTTGCAACTCTCGCTGGGATAGGCTGTCGTAGGCTTCGTGTGCTGATAGCTGCCAGTGGCGCATGTGCGGTTCGATCAGGCCAGAGCGGAAGATGGCTAGTTTGCGGAAGAACTCGTCTCCGAGATCGATTGATTCTATGAGTCTTTCATAGTCTTTTTCTGTGATGATTGGCCAGTCCATTATTGTAACATATATTATCGCTTAAAAATCATAAAAAAAATTTAGGCACGGAATCCGACGCACGCCAAAATTGCACCTTGTGGACCTGATTTATTATTGAATAAAATCATATGGTCCAGGCCAAAAAGAATCATTTGTTCGCATACCATAGGGGGTATTATCGGCAATCGGTAGATAATAGGCAAGATTAAGCGTGAAAATCGGAAATTGTTTTGTTTCGGCTGCGCCTGTTTGTTCGGTCGCTCTTGAAAATTTCTTGTAATATATATATAATGTGTAATTATTGTAATAATAACTGTTGCATTAAGCAATATATGTTACTACATTTAACCATGTTAACGAATACAAACGAAAGGAACTAAACATGGCACAAATGCAAACAGTTGGAACACATAAGACTAAAACAACAATGAAAGATAATATACTAAGTGTTAAATATGTTGATACTGAAGTCGTAAAAGCTACACCAAGCCATATATATTTAAATACAAATGGATGGGAGACAAGCACCACTAAAACAAGAATGAACCAAGCATCGAATCAATTTGATCTTGGTTTTTATGTCTATCAAAAGAATTTTAAATGGTTTGTAGAATACAAGGGAAAGACATATTCATTTAATAATTATTTATTAACACTAGAAAGGGATTAATAATGACTATCTACGAAATTAAAAGACTAACCAAGAAAACAGCGCCCTATTTTTTCAGTAAGGAAACAATGCGCTTTTTTGGTCAAAGATTAAAAGATTTCAAAGTCTATAAACAAAATGATGGGCGATTTAAAATAATTGCACCTAGTGGTGCTAATTGGTCGAATGCTTTACAGACAATAAGGTTTTTTAATCCTCTTAATAATAAACTAGAAAGTAAATAACATGACTATAAAGCACGAATTAAAGATAAAAAGAAAGCCGATAATATTCGGCCTGAATGCTTGGGAAGTTTTAAAGATAACCCATTTCGGACAACGGCAGCGCATAAGCCGAATTTATAAGGGTATGAATTTAAATAACGCCCTGGAATTTGCAAGGGGTCAACGTACCTATTTTAACAACTCAATTCTAATAGTGGAAGGATAGAAAATGAATAAAAATAATATGTTTAAAACTGATGTGAAATTATCAGGTATAGATGGCAATGTTTATACAATTTTTGCGGCTTGCATTAAGTCGGCACGAAGAAACAACATAACCCAAGAGCAAGTAAATATATTTATAAAAGAGGCTAAACAAGGCGACTATGACCACGTATTGCGGACTTGTTATAAATATTTTGAAGTAAGTTAAATTAAAAGAATAACAAAGGATAAAAAGCAAGATGAAACATTTATTGAATATGCTATTAATTAAGGCCTTAAAACTATTAAACGCGCGTAAAACTGTTTATGTGCTAATTGGTACGCCTAAATAGGCTTATGGCTTTTATATTATCAAGGCAAGGGTCTTTTATATTTAAGTGGCCAGGGTCTTTTATATTTTTACTGACAGGGTCAAAAGATTTTTATATTAATAACGAAAGGGTAGGAAAATGAGTAAAGTAAATAAACAATGCGTGGATTTAACTGATAAAGAACCCAAGCTTGAATACAGCGGTCACTATGAAGATTGGGGTGACTGCGGAGAAGAAGGTTGGTATGACAAGGAAACAGGTAAGCATTATATAGTACAATGGACTAGGGAAAGACATTTTGAATCAGCGAAAGAAAGTGAGTAATGCCAGGGTCTTTTATATTAATAACGAAAGGGTAATAAAATGAAAAACAAAAAACAGTATAAAGATTTACATTATAATTTTTTAAAGGTAGGTAAGGCCATAGTTAAACTAAAGGCAGAAGGAGTAAAGTTAAATCAGGAATTATATTTCAACTTAGAGGCTTTTAATCAAGATTGGATAAGGTTTAATCAGCCTGATAAGTTTAAAACTTGTATTATAAAGCTTAAGGCTATTGATGACAAAGTTTATAATCTCAGAGAAAATCAGTATCAAATTCAGCTTAAGATACAAAATATTTTGGCTGATGAGTGTAGGACATATACTAAATCTTCCAATAGAAAGTATACTCAAAAACCTAATACTGACGATGGATTTACCTGTAAAAAATGCAATATACAAAGCGATGATGTCCACGAGTGTATGAATTGCGATATCCACCTTTGTGTCGATTGCGATGAAAATGAGATGCCTCTAGGTGCTGATGACCATACATATTGTACGCCCTGCGTGAGCAAGTTATTTACTGATGATGATTATGAGAAGGATTAGAACTCGATCTTTTTATATATTAGCGGCCAGGGTCTTTTATATATAAGTGGCCAGGGTCAAAAGATTTTTTTAATAAACGAAAGGAAAAGAAAATGATGGCTAAGTTTGAAAAAGTAATTGTCTGTAGCGTTTGTCAAGCTATCCTTAAACTTTATCATTTACATTTTTCTAAGATAAAATGTACTGATTGTGACAATATAATAACAGTTGAACAAATTAAGAAAGAAAGTGAGGTGGAGTAAAAATGAAAACAGATACATTAGAAATAGAGGCTAAAGAATATCCTCAATTTGGTTTATCAATGAAAGTTGGTAATGATGGTGCAACCTATCTTTTTAAAGACTGTTGTGCAAGAGAATCAGTAATTGATGAATTAGAAAAAGGAATGAAAACACAAGACGATATAGAATATCATACTTTTGATGTTCCAGCTTGTCCTTGTTGCGTAGTAGAAAGAGAGGTGGAGTAACTTTTATATTTATATTACCAGGGCAAGGGTTTAGTCTCTATTAACCTTATCATACTTAGCGCCTTTAAAGTTACCTTTGCGCCTACGATTAGCCTCGGCTAATTTCATATCGTACTTCATTGTTAAAAAACAAGAGCGTAAACCCTCGACTTGGATATGCTTTGACCAATCGTACAT